GCGCTGGGCGGGTTCCAGAAAGATCGCGCTGCGGTCTTGTTCAATCTGTTTGGCCCGAACCACACGCCGCTGCCGGTCGAATTGCCGGAGAAGGAAGTCTTCGCCGATCTCGACGAGGCGCCCGTCGTGCGCGCCACCGTGAAGGCCAAGGCCGGCAAAGCCGAAGATATCGCTGCCGCTGCGGCGCTGGCGTAACGCCGTTGCGGGGCCAACAGCTCGGACAGTGCGTTTCAAAGCTCCGGGCTGAACTTGGCCGGTCGACCAATGTCGCCGTCGGCGTCGACGATGCCGAGATTCTGAAAGACGTCATCCGCCGCACCCAGGAAACCCTCTACGAGGATTATGACTGGCCGTTTCTGCGCCAGATGTTTCCGGCGATTACGTTGAATGCGGGGCAGCGGTATTATGACATTCCGGTCGCGTTCAATTTCGACCGCATCGAAGAAGCCGCCATCCGCATTTCCGGCCGGCCCGTGCCGTTCATCCGCGGCATCGAGTTCGAGAATTACACGACGTTCGACAGCGACGCAGGCGTCCGCGCGTCCCCCGCCCAGCGTTGGGACATTCGCTGGACCGGCACCGTCGAGCAAATCGAGGTCTGGCCGATCCCGACCGACAGTTCGAACGCGATGCAATTCAAGGGGATTCGCAAACTCCGGGCGTTGACGGCTGACAGCGACGTCACTGACCTTGACGACAATCTGATTATTCTGTTCGCCGCTGCCGAGTTGCTGGCCCGTCAGAAGTCGGAAGACGCCAACATAAAACTGAAAGCCGGGCAGCAGCTTTACGCGCGCCTGAAGGGCCGTTCCGCAGCCGGGCGCCCAGATATTCGCCTCGGCATGGGCACGCCCACGATGCGCCCTTACCGAGCCACCGTCGCAATTTCAGGCCGGTAAATGGCCTATCTATCGATCCAAGATTTTAAATACGGCATGGACCGCCGGCGCGAGCGCGTTGCCGGCACGCCGGGCACGCTTTGGACGCTGGAAAACGGGCACATTACCCGCGGCGGCGACATCGAGCGGTGCAAAAAATTCGTTGCCAAGTACGCCCTCCCCGCCGGCACGCGCGGCGTGTTTTCCCTCAACAAACAGCTTTATGTCTTCGGCTCGGCTGACTTGGCAGCGACGATGCCTCTCGGCATCGTCTATCAGCGCCTTCAAAGCCCGAACGGCGGCGCGCTGACCAACATCGTTGACGTCGACGGCTTCTCCGGCAAGGTCTACGCAATTGCGGACTTTGACGATGGCGGCCGCTTCCATTTTTATGACGGCTCGCGCGTCACCGACTGGGACACGATCGGCGCCGCATCCGCCAGTTATGTCACCTTGGCCCAATTCCTGGCCGAAAAGGTCAGCGCGGCGAGTGCCGTCAAAGCGTCTGCCGCCAACGGCATCATGTCGATCGAGGCCGCAGTCGCCGGCACCGCATTCACGATTACCGGCGGCGCCGTCAACGGCAGCGGCGGCACCAACGACCAGACCATCACAGTCACCACGCCCCAGGCCAACGTAGCAGCCGTCAACGAAGTGCGGGCGACGGCCAGCATCACGATCAATGGCGGTGTGGACGGCATGATTACCGCTGTCACGCTTGGCGCGGTCCCACTGATTGCGGTCGACGTGACCTGGCACGCGACCAATGACGCGACGGCAATTCGCCTCGCCCAGGCCATCAACAGCCTGTCGTCCACCAGCGGTTACACGGCAGCGGCCGTCGGCAATGTGGTCACGATTTCGGCGGCGCCCGGCACCGGCGCGACGCCCAACGGCACCGCGCTCACGGTCACCACCGCAGGCGATATTGCCGTGACGGCGAGCGCGACCATGACCGGCGGCGTGACCGCTGTCGTCGCGGTCGCCCAAATCAGCAAAGTCACGTTCGGCGGCACTTTTGACGCCGTCGATACCTTCACCCTCACAATTAACGGCACGGCGTATAAGGCGACGGGCCTGGCGTCCGGCACCGGCCGGTCGCTTTACGTCGACTGGTCCCGCGTGTGGAGCCCCGCCGGCTCGCTCTGGCGGTATTGCAAGCTGACGGACGCTACGGCGTGGATTGCCGCGGATGCCGGCTTCTTGAACGTCGCGTTGGACGTTGGCGGTAACCAGAATCTTGTCGTCGCGAAGCGCTATCAGACCTATGCGGCGCTCTACAGCGAAGAAGCCGTCATTCTTTACACGCTGGACACCGACCCCGCTAATTTCGCCAAATATCTGGTTCTGGACAACACCAGCACCGATGCGCCGCACAGCGTCATCCGCTACGGCAATAACGATGTTTTCCACAAGGATCCGACCGGCGTCCGCTCACTGCGGGCCTTGAATGCGTCGAATGCGCCGTTCGTCAGCGACGTCGGCAACGCGATCGACACGTTCGTTTTGGAGTTTTTGGACAGCCTGACGGAGAAACAGCGGCGCGGCGCAATCGCGGCGATCGAGCCCCGTGACGGCCGGCTGTGGCTGGCTATTGCCGGGCGGATCCACGTCCTCAGCTTCTTTCCGGGTGCGAAAATCAGCGCCTGGTCCTATTACAGCCCCGGTTTCGAGGTCGAGGCCTTCGCCAAGATCGGCAAGCAGCTTTTCGTCCGCTCCGGCGACACGATTTATCTTTACGGCGGCAACGACAACGCCACCTATCCCGACGATGACGAATTGCCGGTGACGGTCGAATTGCCATTTCTAAGCGCGAATGCGCCCGCCACCCGCAAGGGCCTGGACGGTTTCGACGCAGCCTTTACGAACGAGTGGGACGTTTATGCGCTTGTCGACACGAACGACGAGAGCAAAACGATCCATATCGGCCGAGTGCGAAATCGGACTTACGGCCAGGGCGACATTACGTTGCCGGGCCAGGCCGCGCTTATCGCCCTCAAAATGGTGTGCAGCCGCGCCGGCCGCGCGACGGTCTCGATGGCGCAAATTCACTTCGAAAAGCAGGACGAGGGTTGACCCTTTACAAACCGACTTTCGAATCCGTCGCCTACGTCGCGGCGAACATGCGCGCGGCGGACAAAGAAGAAATTCTCCCCCTCCAATTCGACCCCAGCCCGGAGGCCCTCGCGCGGGTCGTCATGTCCGACACCCGTTACTGCTGGCTGGCCGCCAAAGACGTCCCGATTGCCGCTTTCGGCATGTTCGAGGTGCGCCCAAGGTCTTGGACGGCCTTCGCTTTCGGAACTGACAGGTTCTCAGAAGTGGCTCGCGATGTGACTAAATTCCTAGTTCGAAAGGTGCGCCCGCACCTGTTTGGCGAGTTGGGCGCCGTGCGGGTTGAGGCCCATTCCCACCCGGAACACCGCCAGGCCCATGCCTGGCTGCGCCGGTTGGGCGCAAAACCGACCATGGACCCGGAATTTGGTCCCAACGGCGAGCCCTATCTGCATTTCGTCATGCGCCGGTCCGATTGGGAGTTGTCCCAGGCCAAAAACCCGGATAGGATTGTTTTCTCAGGTGGCGCAAGCCCCCTCGACGCAGGCGGTAAACCGGACTTCGCCAGCCCGGCAGGCATCTGACCTCCGCCGAGCATGTGCACACCGTCTGTCCCCAAAGATAATTCTGCGGAAATCGCGCAGCAACAGAACGACCAACGCCAAGCCCAGATCAAAACTGGACAGGGCAACATCGACACGGCTTTTTCGAAGTTCGATCAGCCCTATTTCGACCAATACACGAAGACCTATGAGGACAATTACAATCCACAGGTCGACGATCAGTACGCTCTCGCGAAGCAGAAAGAAAAATACAATTTCGCCCGCGCCGGTGTTCTCGATTCGACGCCTGCCATCTTCGGTGCCGATCAGCTCAACAAGAAGTATGGCGACCAGCGGCAGCAGATTGCCAGCAACGCGATTGGCGCCACAAACTCCGTCAAGACCGGGGTCGCCAACCAGAAAAGCCAACTCTATTCGCTAAACAGCTCGGCGGCGGATCCGACACTTGCGGCGCAGAATGCCGCAGCGAGCGCCGAAACGCTGTCGGCGCAGCCACAATACTCCACTCTCGGCGATATTTTCGGGGGGCTCGTCAACGGCGGCTCCGCGTACTTGGCAGGGCAGAACAAGGCCCTTCCGCCGGGCTATTCGAGCGCATTTGCGCCCGGAGGTGGCATTCCGTCCAGCAGCGGTAGCGGAAGGGTGATCGGCTAATGTGCGATCCAGTTTCCATCGCCGTAGCCGGCGCGGCCGCGAACGCAGGCGGCAGTTTTCTGAACGCTCAAGGCGAAGCCGGCAACGCGAAGGCCGCCGTCAACGCGAGCAATGCCGAGAACATTGCCCTTCAGGCGAAAGAAGCCGCGCATCAAAAAGACGCGACGAACATTTTCGACCAGACCCTGCAGCCTTTTCAGGGCAACGTCCCGGGGCAAAATCTCGCGACTGCGCAGGGCGGCAATACAGCCACGTTCAACGCGAACGGTCCTTCGGCGGCGCAACTGGCTGGGGGCGCAACTTCCGGCAACGCGCCTCGCGTCGTTCAGGATGCAGAGAACAGTTCAATCGCTTCACGCATGCAGACGCTTGGCGAAAACAATGCGCGGCTTGGCGCCTTGACCGGTTACGACACGCAGAATCAGGATTCCGGGCGCGCTCTGCATAGCGCTGGCGACCAGATCGGAACGATCGGTAATTTCGCGCAGCAGGACGCCACCGTCGGTGCGAAGTTGCGCGCCGCTGCGATTAAGAATTCCCAGAAAGCGATCTCGCCATTCGGCGACATTCTTAAAGGCGTCGGCACAGCGGCCGCGCTGGGTTCCGGCCTCGGCTGGTTCAATCCGGCCGCGACGTCTGGGGTGATTACTGCGGGCGGGGCAAGCGCGGCGAACGGGTCTGCTTTCGCTGGAGGCGGCTTCACACCCAACATCGGCGGAACAGGATTCCTTTACTGATGCCGACAGCGATCCCCAATTTCCTGCACGCCCAAAGCCCCCTCGGAGCGGCGTTCGCCAATCTCGCGAGCACGCTGGCGTCTGGCCCGAGCGAGGCCGACCGCTATCAGGCCGCCGACAACGCACTGCTCACGCACCGCAAGGTGCAGGGGCAGCAAGGCATCGCCGATTTCTTCCGTAACGCTTACGGGCAACAGCCGCAAGCCGCGCCTCCGGTCGTCAACGTGCCGCAGCAGGCGCCCGTCGCGATGCCCGCGCCGGAGCCGGTGAACGACGGCGGAATGCCGGTCGGCCCCGCCCCACAAGAGGCCCCCGCTGCGGGCCCCGTCGCAAAAGCTTTCGCCGCGGGCGCTCCACCGAGCGCGCCTGCCGCTGCGCCGCCTGGCCCGAACTGGGGTGACGGCATCGCGAACGCGATTTACGCCGGCATGAACCCGAAAGACCTCGGCGGCTACAACCTTTTTGGTGCGGCCAATCAGTTCGGCGCGACCGACCAACGCACGCAGAACGCCCAGGTCGGCGACGGCCAGACTTACGAAAACACCTATGGCGCGCTTGATCGCAAGCAGACCGACGAGATTACTAAAGCCGATAACGCGAATGCGACTTCGATCGCCAACAACACCGCGGCCCAGGCCACTTCGCGCGCAAACAATCACGACACGAACGCGAAAGACCTGACGATTGCGGCCAACAAGCTGCGATCCGACGAGGCGTCCGGTGTCGGCTCGCTTGACCCCGCCACAGTCTCTTATCTGGCCGAACAGGTCCGCAACGGCGCCCCGCTCCCTGCCCTCGGCATGGGGAAGCAGGCCGCCGCAATGCGCTCCGCAATCCTGCAGGAAGCCGCGCGGGAAGACCTCGCAGCGGGCCGCGACGGCACGGACGCCGCCATCGCCAGGAGCGATTATGCCGGGCACCTTTCGGGCTCGCGCGTCCTTGGAAACCGCGAAGCCACAACCGGCACCGCCGTCAACGAACTGGCAGGCATCATCCCGACCACGAAGGCCCTTATCGGCTCCGTGGCGCGTACCGGCCTGTATCCGATGGATGTCATCCTCAACGCCGCCCAGCATGGCACGAACGACCCGCAACTGGCGAAGCTGGCCGTGTCGCTCAACGACGCGGTCAACGCGCACGCCCGCGCCATCAATCCGCAAGGTCAAGTCACTGACGCTGGGCGGAAGCAAGGTTACGACCTGTTGAACCAGGTGCAGAGCCCCGAGGCGATGGGCGGCGCACTGGACCAAATGATGATCGGCGCGCAACGCGCCCTCGCGGCCCCGGCTCAGACCCGCGGCCAAATGCACGACACCCAGCGCGGGGTTCTCGGCGGCAAGGCGCATGACGCTGCAGCTGCTCCCGCAGCGACCGAGGAACATTGGGTTCGCGGCCCCGACGGCAAATTGCAAAGGGCGCAATGAGCCGGATCATCAACTTCGAAGGCCGTAAGATCACGGTGCCGGACGACGCCACAGACGATGAGGTGTCGCAGATCATTGGCGGGCCGTCGGCTCCGGGCCCCAAGCCGGAAACATCGCAGACGCTCGGCTTCGAGCAAGGCGTCGGAAACTTCATTGCGAATGCCGCGAAGCCCGGAATCTGGGCAGGCAAGAAGCTCGGCCTAGATATGAGCCAGTTCGAGCAAGGCGGCGAGCTGCTGCGCAATCCGCAGCACGATCCGAATGTCGTGCCTGGTAAGGTAGGCCGGTTCGGCGCCGACGTGCTGGAGACGATCCCCCTGGCGGCGACGCTGCCCGCGACTCTGCCTGCGGCGATTGCCGGCGGCGGTATCGCTGGCGGGCTCACGGCAGACCCCGGCCACCAGGCCGCGGGCGCACTTCTCGGTGCCGGCACCGGCGGCCTCTTCAACGCCGCTGGCCGCGTCATCGCCCCGCACGCGAGCGACGCCGTCACGCGGCTGCGCAACGCCGGCGTCACTCTCACGCCCGGGCAAATTTTTGGGGGGATCACCAAGGGGGTGGAGGACCGCATGGCGGGCCTGCCTCTGCTCGATTATTTCGTCCGTGGAGCGCAGCGCGGCGCGCTCCGTGACGCGAACACCGCGGCCGGCAACATGGCGCTGTCTCCGTTGAATGCCGGCAACCCTGTTCTCGCGCCCGGCGTCGTCGGCCACGATATGTCCACCGCGGCGGAAGATGCTTTCGACAACGCCTACGGTCAGGTGCTGCCCCAGATTAATGTGAATCTGGGCCAACCTCTTTCCAGCGCCGTCACCGACGCGGGCGACCGTGTCGCTGCGCGCTTGCCCGACGAGTACAGCGGCCAGTTCAACGGCACGCTGGCGGACGTATTTAAGAAGATGAACGCCGGCCAGACCCAGCCGACGAATAGTTTCCCCGGCCAGGCTGTCAAAGACGCTTACAGTGATCTCGGCTACGAAGCCCGCGCCTATCGCAGCCCCACGGCGTCACCGAACGATCGCGCGCTGGGGGGCGCCTATCAGACCGTGCAGCAGGGGCTGCGCGATTCTTTCCAGGCGTCCGATCCTTGGGCGGCGCCAGTGCTGGAACGTATCGACCAGGCCTACGGCAATTTCATTCCGGTCGATAAGGCAATCCGCTCCGCGTCCGGCAACGGCGGCGGACTTGAACCGGGCGTCTTCACCGGCAAGCAGCTGCGCTCCGCAATCTTGTCGAACGACAGGAGCGTTCGCGGCGTCGCTGGCTCGCGCGGCACTCTGCCGTTGCAGCAGCATGCCGAAGATATGATCCAGGTATTGCCTTCGTCCGTTGCCGACAGTGGCACGGCGGGGCGCGCGGCGCTGCCCGCGATGGCTGCCGAGGCGATCCTGAACCCGGCCGCGACGGCGAAGGCACTCGCGCTCGGCATGTCCGTGCCGGCGCTCTATTCCCGCCCCGGCCTCGCGCTCACGAACGCGATGTTTGCCCGGCAGGCGGGCCCCGGCGCGACTGCGCTCGGCGGGCTCATGCAACGCCTCGGCGCCCCGGCTGCCGGCGGGGTCGGCGGGACGACTGGGGGCAAGCGATGACCCAGATTTGCAACGACCGCGGTCGCGCAATCATCAAGAGCGCCGAGTCCCTCCGGCTCATGGCCTATCAGGACACCGGCGACGTCTGGACGATCGGCTGGGGCCACACTCACGGCGTCAAACCGAGCGACACCTGCGACGAGGCCCAAGCCCAACGCTGGTTCGACGAAGACGTCGCCTCCGCTGAAGATGCGGTCCGCAACATCATTCACGTTCCGCTGAACGACAATCAATTTTCGGCGCTGGTTTCGTTTGCCTTCAATGTCGGTTTCGTCCGTTTTGCAAAATCGACACTGGCCGCGCAACTCAACGCAGGCGACTACACCGCGCCCCGCCGCGAGATGCCGAAGTGGAAGTTCGACAACGGAAACATTCAGCCGGGCCTCGTCAAACGTCGCGCGACCGAACTCGCGCTTTTCAACACCGGAGAAGAAACATGAAATTCATCCCCCCAAAATCCGGTTGGCGCACCTACGCCGTCGTTGTCGTTGGCTTGGGCCTCGGTGTCGCCGATTACTTCGGCTACCACATCCCCGGCTGGGCCGAGACGATCCTCGGCTTTGCGGGCCTCGGCACTCTGCGCAGCGCCGTGCGGACCCAGAGCGCCAAGAGCGCCGCCGACGTCGCCGAACTGGTGCAGGAGATCCTCGCCAGCGTCACCCTGCCCGACCCCAACAAAGACGTCACCGGCGCGACCGTGAAGGCCGCCCCCGTCGAGCAGCATCAACTCCAGCCTGTCGCATGAAGTTTCAAATCAACCTCGCAGGAATCGTCCTGTGGGCGATACGCAAACTCCTTAGGAGCAAGACATGAGTGCTTTCAAAGACGCAATTGAATCCATCGAGACTTTCGTCCTGAACGAGATCCAGCAGGAGGAAGTCAAAATCGCGGCCTGGTGGCACGGTATCGAGCCGGTGCTGGAAGACGATTTCCACAAGTTCGTCGCCGCCATGAAGCCGGTCGCGTTCGCGCTCATCACCGGCCTTGCCGAAGCCGCGCTCGGCGGCCCGGCGAAGTTCGCCCTTGCCAGTTCCGCCCTGTTCGCGGTCGCCAAGGCAACCGGCATGAACGTCACAAAGACAATGGCAGACACGCTGGTTCAGCAGCTCGTCGCGTCGCTGTCGGCCAACAAGCCCCAGTAATTGTTCACTCGGAGACACGCCATGCGTATCAAATCAATCTTTGCAGGCATTGCGCTGGCGTGTCTGTCCGTTTCGTCCGCTTTCGCAGCCGATAATGCCGGGCCGTGGGTGGAGACAACCACGCCGGTCCTTGCCAGCGCGACTTATACCGGCACTTCGCACTATCTGATCGCGGCTGGTTCCGGCACCGGGGGCGCGTCGTTCTTCGGCGGTCAATTCTACGCCGATCGAGACGGCACGGCGTATATCGACAGCAGCAATGACGGCACGACCTGGACGGTGGCTTCGACGAAAGCGTTGACGGCCACGCACACCGTCGACCTCAACGTCCCGCTGCGTGCTTCGTACTATCGCGTTCGCTTCGTCAATGGCGGCGCCGATCAAGGCGCCTTCCGGGTCTTCGCTGCGCAGACGCAGAGCGGCGCGGCGGGGCAAACCACTGACGGAGCCGGGGCGGTCGGCGTTTCCGCTGGCTCTGGCACTATCGTAGACGGCGCTATTGCGACACTGGGATCCAAGACGGACGCCAAAAGCACGGCGACGGACTCGACCTCCGTTTCCGCCATGCAGGTTCTCAAGCAGATTAGCGCGTCTGCCCAGGCGGGGACTGCCAACACCGGGTCGTCCGTCCCGACTGGTGCGATCTACGCCGGTGCAAACTCTGGCGGCAATCTGACCGGCATAATCCAAGCCGGCTCCTCGGCCAAGATCGACATCAGCACGGCCACCACAACCCAGCTCGTTGCCCTGTCGTCCGGTAAGAAAATCTATGTGACCAATTACAAGGTTGTCGCGGGCGGCACTGGAAACTTCAAGTTTGTCTACGGCACAGGCTCGAATTGCGGAACCGGCACCACTGACCTGGAAGGCAATAACAATCTGACTGCGCAAGCCGGCGCATCTGTTGGTAGCGGCCTGGGTCCTGTCTTGGTCGTGCCCGCCAGCAACGCATTGTGCGCCACCACATCGGCCGCCGTGCAGATGTCCGGCCACGTTGCCTATACGCAGTTTTGACGCATGAATAGGCTTTTCGCCTCCATCCTATTTGCCCTGCTGTTTGGTCTGACGCTACCCGCTTCAGCGGCGTTCTCTGTCACGCATAAGGGGTCAAATTCAGGAACAACGACATCCGTCAGTGTCGCGAGCCTTACGATCAGCAATGGCGATTTGATCCTTGTTGGCGGCGCTGTCCGGCTTGCAGCCAACGGAGACACCCTAACCGTAACTGACACGGCGGGCGATACCTTCACTTATTACGAACACCAAACCGGCGGCACGGCGTCCATCAGGACGTTTGTTGCCTTTGCAAAAACGACTGGACTGAGTTCCGGTAGCGTTACTGTCACAACGAGCGGATCTTCCCCTTTGGTGATGGCGCTGTCGGTGGAAAGTGTCACTGGTTTTGACACGTCCACGATTGAGGACACAACCGCCAGAGCAACTTCAAACGCAACATCAACCACGCCCAACATTACATCCGGCACACCGACCTATACCGCCGACCTTTTCTATTCGTCATTCCAAGTCGGGAATGTGACTTATACTGACGACGCCACCTGGACGAACACGGCGAACAACATAGGCAACACGAACGCGAAGGCGAGTACGGCCTATTTTGTTGGCTCTGGAACCAGCACAGCGACAAGGACTGGGTCTGCTGCTTCCTCTCCCTGGAGGGCACTTGTCATTGGCATAAAGGCGGCGGCCGGCGGTGGCGGGTCAACTTTACAGGGCGGAACGCTCCTGCGAGGCGCCGGTAGATGAAGCGTCTACTTCTCGTCTTAGCTTGCCTGATTGCGCTTGGGTCACCGGCATACGCCATGCTTCCGCACGGCGTGGCTTCTGGCGGTGGAGGTGGTGGTACATGCGCGCATTCCGGCGCAGGGTACGCCGATGGATGCGCTGGCGCCGATCAGACTGCCCTATTCCAACTTACCAATTGGTTCGGCGCGTCCGGGACACTTGGAGCGGCTCAGCAATCTAATCAGGCGGCAATCACATCCAGGCCGCCATGGGATGTCGCCTGCGTTGACTATGTTTGCGGCCCGACAAGCCTGGATTCGGCCCTTATCGACGCCAAGGTATCGCCCCCGACTGGCTGTACTTATGATGGCGACGTAACGATCAACTGCAACACCAACAACAGCACGGTCGATATTTCCGGGCGTAAGTTTATCGGTGTTCAGTTGCTCATGAATGGATCTGGGCAAACCCTTCAGGGGTCGAACTTCCACGTTCAGGAGACTGCCGCCGATTGCCGCCGCCATAACGGATCGGGCCAATTTCGCGGTGGTTCGGCTACTGTAAACTTCTCGAATTTCTTGGCCGACTTTGACGGCAGCTATGTCCCATACCTGGGGCAGTCAGCAGCCAATGCGACTTGCGCCAACAACGCGGACCAATTCGGATCGGTTGGCGATCCTGGGTTCGCCGCCCAGTCAAGCGGCACAGCGAACCTTTCAGGCTTTTCTCTCACATACAGCGGAACGCCGAGCGGTACGGTTGCTGTTGGGCAGTATATAGCCGTCAACGGAACGGCCACGATGCGCTCGCGCATCACAAGTGGGTCTGGCCTTAGTTGGACGGTCGAAACCCCGACCAATGGCTCATTCTCCGGGCTGACCATCTCCGGGACGACGATGACATATACCAGCAAAAGCGGTACGCCCGTTGCTGGAGATGCCATTGTAGGCGGTACTATCGCTGCCGGTACAGTGCTTGTCACCGATCTGGGCAGCAATCAATGGACGGTTTCGATTTCCCAGACCGTTGCATCAACATCCGCGACCGTCTGGAAGCAATGGAACCAGACGGGTGTCACAGTCACTACTGGGCCAGTCGAAACCACCGGCAGCGCGTTCCTTGCCAATTCGAGCGGGCAGCATACTTTCCAATATGGCGCTATATTAGATTGGGGGACAGCCTTCGGTAATTCCGGGGGAAGCGACATCAGCATAAAATACAATTATGCGACGCTTGTCGGGCGTGGGAGCCATCCAAACACAACGGACGGCAATCATAACCAACTTGAGGCGTGGATTCCTGGCCCTGGCTCAGCAACCACGGGCATAAATTCCGTGCAGTCATTCAATGCCATCCAAGTGTCGCCATGGAGCGATGATGGCACGTATACCGGAGTAATCGACCAATTTTCGACATGCTCTGGTAGTTGCTCACCCGTGGCGAATGGTGTTCCTGGGTATCAGATTCAGTTCGCTAATGTCGAGTTCAGCAACAACACGATTGTCAGCAACGCTGCAAAGAACAATCCTGGGCAGAACAACATAACAGCAGGACTGTTTCGTACTCTAAGCCAAGGGCCTTCGCCCGCGATTGGCAACGTCAACTGGACGCTTACTCAGCCGGGCGGAAACGTCACAATTAACGCCGTTAATAGCGGATCTGTGTCCCTCACAAACACGATCCTGTGCAATAGCTTCCCTGGGTGTACGCAGGCGGTGAAGCTTATAACCCAGATTGACGCGACCCATTTCACCTCGACAAATACCGTCGATACAAAAACGGCGATAAGCAATAATGTCGCCACGTGGCCCGGAGATTTCGTGCTATACAAGGGAACCGATAATTACGTTGACCCCACTAGCGCAAGCAATGTGTGGTTTGACGACCAGGCGGGTATTCTTGTTGGGACGAGAACCAGAACCGGCAACATCAACATGCTGACCGGCGCCTCAGCTAACTAGCGGCTTCCCGGCCCCTTCCACTCAAGGCTGCTCATAGCGTTGTCTTGATAGGCAGAGGCAGAGAGCCCGACATAGACAAAGGCTGCGAGTAGGCCAATGCCTAGGGCGAGGGCGGCGGGCATGGCCCACCATGGCTGTTTCGGGGTCATTCGCTTTCGTCCTCTTGCGGCATAAACACTTCACGCATTCCAAACCCAATCACGACGCCGATTGCCACGCAGGTTAGGCCGAAGGTGACTAGCCATTTTGTAGGCGGCAATTCCGGCAAGCTGGGGGTGATTACTGTGCCCAGGACCACGACCGCCAGCAAGTAGGCCATGACGTAAAGGTGGGCGGGTCTGGTTCGGCGGCGTTTCATTTATCACGAACCGCCTAGAGCATAATTCATGAACGTAACGAAGCCGTAGAAGCCAGCATAAATTGCAACCCCTCCGACAAGCGACCAAATCATGCGGTCCTTGTCCGTCCATTCGCGAGCCTGTTCTGCCGGCTGCACTTCAACGAGATCGATCTCAGTAATCGCCATCAGTATCCCCGTGTCTCTGCCGGACACGCAACACAACGGGTTTTGGCGTTCCCCCGCCCAAGGCAGACCATACCCCAGCCCCGGAACTGTGCAATGGTGCCTATCCGCACAGCCACTGCCTAAATCGGCCTTTTTCGCCCTTTTTGCGAAATAAGGATGGTTAACAACCCGTTAATCGGTTGACAGTGGGAACTCTATTTGTCTATTTTGCGTTTCCAACGGAACGGACAAAAGGGAGACGACTACCGTGCCGAAACCGAACCAGCGCGATCAGCTGAAAGCAGAGTTCGCGACGAGATTGGGCCGCCTGCTTACAGAGAAGGGGTGGAACCAGTCGGACCTTGCGCGCGCTGCTTCGCAACACCTTCCCAAAGGGGAAGAATTTAGGCGTGACAACATTCACGTCTACCTAAACGAAACGGCGCTGCCGCGGCCGAAGCAGCTGAACGCGATCGCCGCCGCGCTGAATGTTGCCGCTGAAGACTTACTGCCAGGTGTTGCACACGCGAAAGGTTCGATGCCCGTCGCGATGCGCGCCATCCCCGACGAACCCGGTTACGCATGGCTGTCAGTCGACAAAAAAGTAACGATGCGGACAGCTTTGGCTGTTCTCTCGATGCTGGAGGACTAGCATGGCGTGGGGCTTGCGTTGCGTATCGAGCATAACAGGTGGGCGATGAATCTCATCTCAACAGGAAAAGCCGCGCGGATTGGTGGCGTCACGCGAGAGACGATTCAGAACTACATCAAAGAAGGGCGGCTCGTCGGCCAGCAAACGCCAGGCGGACATTGGCGACTGGACGAGGCGCACGTAAGGGAGAAATTATGCAAACCGATGACACTGGAATCGGCGCTTCTCTGACCGTTTCTGAAATTTTAGACGCCTATTTAAAAGAGCATGTGGCGCACAAAGTCGTCGACACCGATCGCCAAGAATACGGCGCGCGCCATCTGAAGAACCATCTTGGCGACCGTCCGCTTGTCGAAATTGATATTCCGGCATGCCGCGAATACACAAAGAAGCGCCGCCCGGCGGCCGACAGCACGATCCGGCGCGAGTTGGGGATCCTGAACGCCGCAGCGAAGCACGCGCACCGCTGGCGCAAAATCGGGGTTAACCAGCTCCCGCAAATCGAACTGCCGGAAGTTGCCGAGAGCGACAAGGTTAAATGGTTCGAGAAAGACCAAATCGCAGCGATGTTTAGGGCGCGCAATAGCGGGTTTTTCGCGTGTTTCCTGCGGATCACCTATTACACGGCGGCGCGGCGAGACTCGATTGAGCGGCTGTTGAAGACCCAGGTCGACCGCAATGCCGGCGTCATCCACCTGGCGCAGCCGGGCGAGAAGAAGACCAAGAAGCGCCGGCCGACCGTGCCGCTATACCCGGAAATCCGGCCGGCGGTGGATTGGCTGTTCGACAAGACAGCAACGCCGTATCTGTTCGGCCGCCAACGGGACTTCTACAAGCCGTTCATTTTGCTGATGGAAGAATTGGGCTTGGAAGGCCACCCGCACATGCTGCGCCATTCCAGGGCCACCCACATGCTCCAGGATGGGGAGAGTTTGTTCAAGGTCTCTAAGCTGCTGGGGGACACCACAGCAACCGTGGAGAAGGTCTACGCCCACGCCACGACGGGGTTCTTGGCGTCGGATAGCGGCGTGGTCGGAGACAAGCTGGTGGACGCTGTGAAGGTGCCGAATGCGGGCCAGTTCAAGCCGGAGTATGCGATCTAGGCTATTTGCGGTAGCGAGTGCCGCGCCACGCTTCGGCGGCGAGCGGTAACCCTGCCATCCACGGCGCCAACCGCGTCATGCACTCGGCGAATTCTTCCTCGCTCCCGAAGCCGATATCGTGCTCGGCGACGATTTCGTCATGCACGGTCAGCGTCATCTCGTAGCCCGCCGCCACGGCGTTCCGCATGCCGCTGACCAGCACGTCGCGGGCGACGGCCTGGACCACGTTTTCATCCGCCAGCCCGCCATAGAAGTGCTGCTCGGTCCACTGGCGCGTGACGGAATTGACGCCCTTGTAGACCAGCGCGTCGCGGTAGACCGGTTGGTCGTTGGCATCAGTCCAAGGGGCCTTGACGCTCTTAAGCGCCGGATAGGGGTAGCAAAGCGCCCTACCGCTCGGCAGCCGGCAGAACAGGAACGATCCGACGCGCTTGTAATCGATCTTGCCGGTCGCGCCAGCGGTGACCTGCTTGCCGGGCGCAGCGACCGCTGCAATGGCCGCCTGCTCCAGATCCTTCCAGAACTGCACCACCGGCGCATTGCGCTCGCGCCAGGCAAGTTTGATGAGTTCAGCGGTCATCCAGCGAAGCTCTGACATGCCGGACTTCACGCCGCGGTCCTTCCAGCCCTTTTCCGCTTTCTCGATATTCTCGCCGGACGCCGCTTCCCGCACGCCACCAGCGGCAGGCGCGATGTCGAGGTTGTAGCCCTTCGCCATCTTGGCGAACGCGCCTGGGCCGCCCTGATAGCCTAGCGCAAGCTCCGTCACCTTGCCGATCTGGCGCTGGGGCTTCGTGATGGCCTCCGGCTTGCAGCGGTAAACGTCGGCGGCGGCGACCTTATACATGTCGGGCCCGCCACGGAGGTCGAAATCCTCGAACGCTTTGAGCTTGTGCTGATGACCCGCCAGCCAGGCATTCACCCGGCTTTCGATGGCGGCCAGGTCCGCTGCGGTTTGCTCCCTGCCCGGTGGCGCAGAGATCATGCCCCGGATGCAGTCGGACACGACCGTCAGCGTGTTGCCGTACATGGCTTCGATCAGGCGGTCGTCCTTGCTCTCAAGGATCGCCTCGATCATGGGCTGCTTGTCGTCTTCGGACGACGGGCGGGGGAGGTTCTGCAGCTGGGCGCCCCTGCCCGCCCACCGGCCGGTCGCGGCGCCATGGAATTGGAGATTGCCGCGCATCCGCCCGTCCTTCTGCCGGCGCGCCAGCATGGCGTCGATCTTGGCGACGGAGGTCTTCCCGCCTTCCTGCCGGATTTCGATGACTCGGCGGGTGGTGGGGTCGAGATCGTCGCGGATCAGCAGCCCCTCGATCACGTCTTTGGCGACGCCGGGGATGTCGAGGCCCTTGCTGCGCAGGTATTGTGTGATTTGCCCCGTGTTCGAAACGCCGGTGACGACGTGATCGGTCAGCTTTGCCAGTTCCTTGTCGAGACGCTCCGCTGCGCAGGCGACTAGGCGCTTTGCGGCGAGGCACAGCTTGTCATCGACGTAGACGCCGCGGTCGTTTAAAGCGCAGTCGAGATACCATAATTCTTGCTCATCCGGGCTCAGCGGCAAAGTCCGGTCATCAATTGCCTGCTCGACGCGAACATCGGTTTTGCAATAATCGACTAACCGCGCGATTTTCTGAGGATCGTTCCACCAGTAGAGGCCGGGCGCTTCGCCTTTACGTGGGCGGCGAGGTTTAGCGAGCTGCATCATCACGCGCGATCCGGCCGCGTCTTTTACGATGTCGAGGCCCAGCGCCGGAGCGGCATTCTCCAGCTTTCCAGGCAGTGCCATGGCGAGGCATTTCACCATAACGCAGCGGAATTGGCGGGTAGTGGGGAGCGGCCACTTGTATCGGGGCGTGAGAATCTCGCGCCACATAATTCTCTCGAAATTCGCGTTAAAACAGCAGATCAGCCCACCGGCCAGAACGTGCGCCCGGATCTCGTCGGGGCACTCGTCTCCCGGCATCCAGACTTGAGGCTCGTCCGAATCGAACGCCCACGCGGCACACCAAATGTCGGTGGTGGGGTCCTCTGCGTAGATGTAGACGTTCGCTTCGCGAAGTTCGACGGTGGAGCGAGACTCAAGGTCGATATGCAGCGTGCGCTCAGACATGCATCCACCGCTCGCGGCGACGGATTTTCCCGATTGTCTGTTTCGTAACGCCGTATCTAGGCGCTAACACTTTCTCCATCGCGCTACTGGCGCGTATCGCGTCGACGTCTGCTGCTGTCAAAACGGCATTACCGTTTCTTTCGCCGCACGCATCTTTGTCGTTTCGCGTCCGATCCTTACAGTTGGCCGCGTGAGAGTCCCATCGAAGATTTGTTAGACGGTTATCGAAGCCGTCATCATTCGCGTGGCAAGCCTCTTGCCCCGGCGGACACGGACCTACAAATGCCTCCAAAACAAGATGATGGACCAGCCGCGATCCGCCAGGATGAATGCCAACCATAAAATAATCGGCCGGATGCAACTGCAGCCTCATCATCCCGCCACGATAAAACTGCCTGTATGCTGTCTTGCCGTTCCAGAGTTTTTCGACCCACCGATCCAAAGATCGCACCCGCCCAAGGCTCGACACCTCGTACAGCCCTTCCCAACCGACAACCGGGCGCCATTCCTCAGACACGCCGCACCCGCTCGCCCAGCGTCCAATAGGTCTCCATAAATGCGGCTTCGGCCTCGCGCGGCAGCCAACCGCGAAGCTGGACGCCAAGCGGCGTGTCGAGGACGTCCCACCGCTCGCAGTCTTCGGCGGCCCAGTCCTGGTCTTTCAGGAACGTCGCTTTCTCGTCGAGGATGATCCGGGAATCCAGTTCCTTGACGATTGCCGGCCACGGATATTCGAGGTTGAATTTCTTCGCGATCACGGCCTCGATTTTCGCGTCCATATCGCGGTACGCTTGCATCCCGGCCAGATATTTGAGCGGGCGGCTCAGATCGCCGATGTAGGCCTCCGCGGCGTCGTGCAGAAGCGCGGCCATGCGATACTGCACTGGGGCGCATAGCGCGACGAAAACGCTGTGTTCGGCAACCGAATAGTACGAACTCGAAACGCCGTCTCCAATGGCGCCGGTGTATCGGCAGATGCGCGCCAGATGATGGGCGATATCTTCGATGCAAACGTCATCCGGCGACGGATCCAGCAGCGGGAATTTCTTGCCGGTATAGGTGGTGATATAGTCATGGGTCATTTGAGACCGAGCCCAGGTAGCGAAGTCGCCAGTTCAGTTTCAATTTGGACGTAGAGCCGCTTTACGCCCTCGCGAAGGGCGTCCAAACCGCCATTGTTGTCGAGGACGTAACCGCAATCCTCCGGCCTGATCTCCATAGAAGACAGCGGCTCCGGCGGGCAGTGTTGGAGCCGATCAACCCAGATCGAAGCGTCGATGATGTTTTCGGCTTTGAGAGCGTCGAATTCCTCGCGATTGCGCAAGCCGCAATAGATGTCGTGGTCGACGAACATCTCGCGCGTCACCCTGGCCCGATCCGGCGAATTGTAGGCCGAGATGGCGTCGAACCAATGCGCGCGATGATTGACGCGATCGGCGTAGCATTCCTCGGCGGTCGCGTAGGTGATGCCGCGTTCCGCCAGATAAGCGCGAACAGCACGTTCGGCGCAGAACAAGGAACTGGAAATAAAACGCAAGCCATATTCTTCGTGCAGAATGCCGCAAACGGTGTCTTTGCCGTGGCGAGCGTAGCCGGTGACTAAAAGTTTCATCATTCACTCCATCGGGTCGATGTGGTCGGGGAATTGTTCTGGCGCTGGCAGCCGCAACGGGCCGGAATCCAGCACAGCAGCGGCCAGATAGATGCAGCCTTGGTAGACGGCGCTGGTGCAGCTTCCGCACGGCTGGGTGCGGCCGTCGCAGCAATAGCGGGCGTTCTGTATGCGCTTGGCGGCTGTGGCGAGCGTGAGGGTCACGCGAGCATCTCCGTCAAATCGTTTTCGACAAAACGGACACCGCCGACATGCTTTTGAACCCGCTCCGTGGCGGCGGCGAAATATTTGTCGTCGCGCTCGATGCAAACCCATCGTCGCCCCGCGTTCTCCGCAGCGATTGCGGTCGTGCCGCTCCCTGCGGTGTTATCAAGCACGAGGTCGCCAGCGTTTGTGTATGTGCGGATCAGGTACTCGAACAGCGCGACCGGCTTTTGGGTGGGGTGAAAGCCCCGCTCTGACGGTATCTCCAGTACGGAGCGAGGCCAATTGGTTTGCGTTTGCTGGTAGGAGCCGTCTTCGGTTGGAGTGATTGCGCCGTAGTTACTGCTGCTGGCCGTCTTGCCTTTCGCCCTACCCGTGCCCGCGCGCTTATTGCATGAGACGACGCCTTGGGCGTTGTACCTTGTCTTCCCTCGGCAGAATACTAAAACGGCTTCGTGGCAGCGGAGCGGTTGGTGTTTGGCGTTCAGAACTCCCGTAACAATGTTTTTGCGCCACACCCACTCGTATTTCAATCGCTCCGCTTGCGATACGACTAGGGCGCTCGAGAAAGGCTGTGTGGCCGTCAGCACGACAGCCGCGTCTGCTTTCGCGACGCGCCAATACTCGCGCCACAGTCGGTCAAGCGGCAAGACGCTGTCCCACTTGTTCTGTGTCGTCCCATACGGCAAATCGCAAAGAACCATGTCGACGGAAGCATCTGGCAACTTCGCCATGACGTCGAAACAGTCGCCGTGATGAAACTCGCCGCGACCGATCTTCACGCGGCCACCCGCTGCAGCTTGATCCGGGCGCGACGGCGCTGCGTGCGTTCCGTGTTGTTCTCCATGCCGCGGGGCTCGGTCAGCAGCATCTCCCAACCGGAAATCTGGCAGAGGCGAACGACCTGGCGGGCGTAGACCGACGTTTCGGGATTATCGACGGCGGCCAGGGGCAAGTCTTCGATTGGCACGAGCGGCAAGCGATTGCGACGGCGCTCCATGCGAAATTCGTTGAGCATCACGACGCGCGTCCACGGATCGATATCGGCGAGCGCTGGCGCGTTGTGCCGGTTCGCCAGCATGCGGATCAGCGTCGTTTGCACGAGGTCTTCCGCATCGGGTCCGGCCATGCGCTTGGCCCAAACCATCATCCGCAGGCGAAGCGCGATCAGGTCGCCGAATGTCGGGTCTATGCTCGATCTCATCTCTCAATATCTCTCTGTGATAAATTCGACAAAACGGACACGCCGGGCGCAGTGATGCCGCACCCGGCGCTATTTCAGCCCAGCATGCCGAGCGCGTTCATGTACGTCTCGGTAAGGGCTTCCATTTCCTGACGGTCGGCTTTGTCCATCTTACGGAGCCGCACGATCTGGCGCAG